CGCCAGTTCATTGGGGAGAGGCTCCCCTGAAGTCCTGAGACGGTCTGCGTAGACATCCCTGAAGCTATCCTGGGCCGCTCGCTGGTTGGCGAGGATGGCCCTGGAGTTTCCTTCGCGCGGCCGGTAGTTGGGACGACGGACGCCAGGATGGGTTACATCCAGTCGGTTGCCGACCCGGTCATAGGCATCGCGGAGGAACGCATGGACCTCGAGTTCACCGGGATTGAGGCCCGTGGTAACTCCGGTATCCAGTGCGGTCTGGACCCGAAGGTCCGACTCCGCGGTCCACTGTCCCGCCCTGCGGACACGCTGCTCGATGGACGCGAGACGCGCCACCGACAGTTTGCCCTGGTCACGGAAGTTCTGGAGCGAGCGGAGGTTTCCATTGTTGAATCCGAGCGCCTTGACAAGCGGCTCGGGGCGGTCAAGCATGTTGAACGCCGTGACGATCATGTCGAACTGACGGGAGATGTTGTGGATCTGCCCGAACTTGGTTCCTGCGGTCTGGATACGGAACAGGGCACGTCCAAGGTTGCGGAGCGCAGGGATGCGTCCCATCGACATCATGATGTTGTTCATGATGAGGAGACGCTCTCCCGGCTTGTCCTTCGAGGTAAGCTTCTCCAGGATCTGGGTCCTGACATCAGCTGCCTTCTCGGCCTTGGTCTTCGGAACGTCCTTCTTTCCAGCAGGTGCTGGTGCCGACGTAGCGGTACCAGCTGCCTTGGGATCGGTGACGGCTCCGTTCTCGTATCGCATCTCGCGTCCAACGGACGGAGCACGGGCTGCCCGGGCTTCGGCATCCGTATCCATTGCGTTCTCCATCAGCTGGGCATCGCGCATCGCCGCGGCTTCCTTGCGGGAAGTTTCGGTCGGAACACTACGTCCCTTTCCGGAGGACATCTCTGGACGGGTCCTGATGCCAGCCGCCGCCTCGTCGAGGCCTTCGGCGATCACAGGATCTGCACGCTGGGCGCCAAGAACGGAGAACCTGACGTTGCGTCCATCCATGGTGGCGCTGACGAGATCCTCGGTGGGTTCTCCTGCAAGGACGGCACGTTCGCGCTTCACGAAGAAGTCCTCGAGCGCAGTCCAGCGCGGAAGTTCGGTCACGTCCCCGTACATGTTGTACAGGCGGCGGTTCAGCTCCTCCGCGAACTCCACGTCTCCGTTCTCCATCGCTACGGCGATACGGGCTCGCATGCGCGAGACCTCGGTCACGTCCTTCACGTTGGGGGTGGTCGACGCAAGTTCATGCGAGCGACGGATCATTGCGGGTCGCCCCTCGATGCCGTCGATATCGGCCTTCACCTTGTTGGCACGCTTCTCTAGGGAAGCAATGTCGTCGTTGTACTTCTTGACGGTAGGGTCGGCATCGGTGGCCATCCTACCCTTGAGATCGTCCCGAGCGGCCTTAGTCGCCGCGAGCTCATCGTTGATCATCTTGAGCTCGTACTGACGGGCCGTGTACGTCGTTCCGCCGTTGGCTTCAGACGCAGCACGCCTCAGTCGGTTCCTGAGTGTTCGTCCACCCTGGGTGTACTTGAAATCAGGTCCCTTCTCGGCAAGTTTCTTTTCATACGCCGCGGCTTCCTTGGTCGCTGCGGCCTTGGACACAAGATCACGCTCTGCCTTCAGCATGTCAGGGGTGACTGCCGACGCAGGGGTCAGGTCCTTGTTCAGATCTGCGACCTGTCCAGTGAGCTGAGCCTCGTACCGGTCAGCCAGGTTGCTGAGACGCTTGGCTGCGCGTTCCTTCTTTGCAATGAGGGCGTCAAGGGCTTTCAGGGTCTTGGCGCCCTTGATGGCTCCAGACTCCTTGAACCGCTTGGCTTCCTCTACCGACTTCCTGAGACGAGCGACTCCCTCTCGGGCTGCCGCGATCTTGTCGTCAAGCGACAGGTCCTTGGCACCTTCCTGGATCTTTGCCACCTCGGGGTCGACCTTTGCCATCTCCTCGCGGAGGATGGCTTCCTGCTCCGCAACCGATGCACGCGGCATGATGGGACGCTCGGTCCTGACAGGCCTGAGGGGATTGGATCCCGACATCAGTGCATTGTCAGTCGAGTTCTCGCCGAGGAAGCGGTCGACGAACTCGACCTTCCAGCGGTTGGCGGCACGGGTCTGCTTGACAGCCGCCTTGCGGACGGCCTCGGTGCCAGCGGCGGAGATCTCGACCTTCCACAGCGGGAAGCCGAAGGCCTCCGTCATGGTACGGTCGAGGGCGTCCTTACCGGCACGTGCCACGATCTCTCGACGGGTGCGCTTCACCTCGTCAAGGGTACCGGTCACTGCTGCCTCTGCCTCGTTGAACTTGGCAAGGGCCTTCTTCAGTTCGTCCATGGCACTCGACACGTCGGTGTGCCACATCGGATCCTCGTCGACGATCCGCTGCGAGTCCAGGACCACGGCTGCATTGTCTGCGTCGGGATCCATGGCCGCATCGAGGCGTCGACGCGTCTCTCCGGCCTTCTTGCGGTGGGCGACGAATGTGTCGCGCACCTTCTTCAGGCTGATCTGGAGTTCCTTGAAGTGGTCAAGCTTCTCGAACGCCTCGTCGTTGAGGCGGGTGAATGCTTCATTGAGCTGATTGATTGCTCCGTCGATCTCGCCAAGCGTACGTCCGGTGCGCTCCATGACTTCCGTGTGCATCTCGTTAAGGATGTCCACGGCTCCACGGAACCGTCCCTGGGTGACGTTGTCGTTCAGGCGGTTGACGGCCTGGGTCATCTCGTCGGCCGCGGAGGCCTCGTTGATGGCCCGGACGCGCTCGACGGCTGCACTGAGTGCCTTGTCCTCGAGCAGGTTGACGCGCTTGCTGGCAGAGATGGCGTTGGCGGCACGGATCACACGATCCTTGTCACCACGTGCCATCCACTGGGCAACAAGACGGGCATCCCCGGAGGCTTCCTCCAGGTAGTCCACGACGAAGCGGAACTGCTCAAACTCGTCGCCCATGTGGGCACGGAGAAGGTCGATGGCCTTCTTGCGGAAGAAGTGCTTCTCGTCTCCGCCGCCGAGGACATAGTCCGCGACGTCGTCCTGCCATTCGTCGATCTGGGCCTGGGTGCGCTGGGCTGCCTCGAGGCGGTCGGCGACATGCCGGTTGAGCTCAGCGGCATCGGGCTTGTTCTTCTCGATCCAATCCGACAGTCCGTCCATGTCCTCGGTAGAACCGAACATGGCTCCTGCGCGTGCCTCGTCGTCCATCAGGACGCGGCGAAGCGGATCGTCAGTACCCACGATGGTGTCAAGGCTCCGCTCGAGGCGGCTCTTGGACGTGCGGTAGTCACTCTGGGCAACATAGTCGATGGTGGTACCGAGGGTACCCTCATCGCTGTTTGCGGCCATGTTTTCAAGAGCCGAGACCGACAGTCCTTCCCTATCTACCTTCCTGAGCCAGCGCCCGATCGCATCGCCACCGGCTGAGAAAGACACCCCAAGGAGAGACCCGAACGCGACGTTGTCGGTCCAGTTCTCGTCCTTCTCGTAGGTCTTTCCGTAGACGCGGTAGCCGTCGTCGTTGAGCTGCTTCCACTCCGAGTAGGAGGAGGATGCACCGTCAAGGCCGTCCCACAGGTAGGTGGCTGCCTTCCATGTGCGATTGTACTGGGTCGACAGGGCGGTGATGCGCGCTCCCATCGACAGCGTGGTCGCAGGAGCGGCAGCAACAGCCGCGGTCGCACCAGCCGCAGGAGCGGCAAGACCAGCGGTGGCGACGATCGAGATCGTTGTCATCGGGTCCACGGTGACGTAGTTGACGACGGCTGAGAAGACCTTTTGTGAGGCGTATCCCAGCATATACGACTCCTGGTCGTACTGCTCGATCTCCATCTGGGCACGGGTCACGACCTCGATCTCGCGCATGCGCTGATCAAGGTGTTCGGCTGAGACGGAGTTGTTGATGATGTCGTCGACCAGCTCTTGACCACCGCGCTGCAGTACTGCAACACGTTGCTCGATTGGCATGGTCTCGTACAGGGTCTTGGCCTGGGTAGGATTGAAGTTGGGATCGGGCTTTGAGCCAACGTCGGGATCCCATCCCTGCCACCAGTCGATGATCGCACGCTGGGGCGTGCGCATGTATCCGAATGCCCATCGACCCGCACCACCGTCAGTCGCACCATAATAGGCACGATCGACCTGAGTGGCGATGAAGTCTGGAAGGGCGGAATACCCCACGCCTCCGTCAAGAAGCGTAGGGGCTACTCTGACTCCAGAGTCCTTTGGAAACACGTACGGCTGATCGTAGTTGAAAGTACTCATGGAGTTGAATCTCTTAGTTGAAAAGTGGGGGGAGCGTAGGCAGCAACGTTGCGGTCGGGGAATCAATAAGCTGACCTTGTGCCTTAGCCTTGGCGCTGCGCTTAGGTCGAGTTGCCTCGAAATCATCAGCGGAGACATTCACAAGACTAGATGGAATACTGATCCATCGACCTGACACCTTGGCACGAAGGGCCACGTATCCCTGCTTCACGTCCTGGTCGTACACTGCAATGCGCACATCCTCGACGTGCTCTGGACGGAATACCTCTAGATCCAGACCACCGCCTGGGATTTCCAGCTTTGGCAGGGTGTTAAGGGCAGCCGCAATGGCCGGAGCCTTGGAAAACAGGTAGTCCTTCCAGTCAGCTCCCTCAAGCATTTGAGGAGGTGGAAGAGGGGTAGATCCCTGCTTTCCTCGCACGTTCTGAACAATCTGGAACGATGTGTCCCCGTTGTCCGACTTGACCGGATAGATGGCAAATCCCTGCTGACGCAGCATGTGCGACATGGTAGCGCCGACGTCCTGACTGCGAGGGGCCGATCCAGCAATGGTTGCCATGTTGAGCAGCATCGCCTGATCTGCCGGTGGCAGCTTGGCGGTGACGTCCTTTGCCTTGACTCCAGTGAAGTCAAACCATCCCGTGTCAAGACCAGCACCCATGGTCAGGTCCAGCACGGCCTTGGAACGCTGCTCTGCAAGCGCCTTGGCTACAGGTCCATCCTTATCCGGAGCGGTGTTCTTGGCCTGTAGGTTACGCGCCATCTCGGATCCAAGAGCGGCGGTAGTCTCACCGTCCACCTCAGGACCGAGGGTTTGAAGGTACGACCCCAGACCCCAGGACTGCATAGTGCGTGCGTCACTGATGGCGTTGTTACGGGCGGTGGGATCCATCGTCCGATTCATCACGTTCCAGTACGCATTCACCAGTGAGAAGTTGTTGGGATCATCAAAGGCACCGACGACCTTGGCCTTGAGTTCATCCGGCATCTTGGTATCGGAGTATCCGACCATTGCCTCGACGATCTTCGGCTCGAGGTCCTCGACCTTGGTCTTGCTGTGGGATCCATCGGCCAGGATGCGTGCAAGATCGGTGAACTTCCAGTTCTCCTCGATCTTCATGCTGCGACGGCGCTCGCGGTCGGCTGCGTTTACTTCAATTTCAGCCGCTCTCTGCGCTGTACCGCTGGCCTTGGTGTCTTCTTCCCACTGGTTGACAAGTCGGTTAACAGTCGGACCAATCAGGTTGGACACTTCTGGATCCTGAAGCGAATTCAGGTCGGTTCCAAAGTGTCGTTCAAGGACATCAGTCAGGAACTCGTCCCTTGTGTTGTACCTGGCTGTCCAGCCCTTGGAGAACTCGTCTCCCTGCTGCTGGGTCAGGTCCACCAGTCCGGTGCGTTCCTGCTGCACTCGCGTGCCGATGTTGCCAATGATCTCCTTGGTCATGCGGACTGACTGTGAATCCAGGATTGGATTACCACGTCCATACAGACCGGCGGCGGCCCTCAGCTTTCCGAGGTCTGTGCTCTCGGCCGCAACGCGAGCCTTGGCGACCTCGCCATAGGCACGCCTACGGGCGGCATCGGACACGGTGGTGTCGTTGTCGATGGCCTCGATGGCTGCATCGAAGTTGACAGAGCCTTCAGCCACCCATGCCGAGACCTTGGTCTCCTCGGCCTGTCGGCGGTACTTGTCGTTTCGAGCGGAGACCATGTCGCGGACAAGGACCTCAGACTGCTGCTTGATTGCTTCCGAGACCGCCTTTTCTTCCGCTGGAGACATGTACGCCACCAGACCGATCATGCGCTCGTCTGACAGGACCCTCTCCCTGACGGTGTCGAACACAGCCTGCTCAAGGGCACTGTCGGTAGCCGACTCGAACATACCGGCCGTCTTCATCAGGTCGGCCCGGAGTCCCGTGACGACTGCGGATGCAGCTTCACCAAAGGTCTCCCGCGCTGCGGTGACAAGAGCGGCTTCCTGCCGCTTGTTGTCCAGCTCTGCCTTGCCCTCCAGGGCTTCCTTCTTGGCGAAGGCCTCTGCACGGAGTCCCGTGTAGGTCGCCTTCATGCGAGGGTCGGTCTCGTTCTCGGCCCACCAAGCATAGCTCAGTGCAATGTCCTCGAGAGCGCCTGGATCGGCTGCCTCGAATGCGTTCTGAATACGCTCGTCGCCCTGGGCCCTGATGGCAAGGGCGTTGTCAAGGAACGCCTGGTCTTTCTCGGTCCGAAGCTGACGGGCCTCGCTCTCGGCCTGCTCGATGCCCTGGGCCCTGACAGCCTTCATCTCGGTCGTCTCGTCCTCAGGGGCTTCCTTGAGAAGACGTTCCTCGATGGCCTTTGCTTCTTCAGGGTTCTTGGCCTTGGCGATCTCGAGCTTAATGGCGGCTGAAAACTCAGTTGCAAGCCGTGCGTTCTCTCGGTCGGTGTCGGCCTCGGCGCGGCGCTTGAGGATATCCTCGCGCTCCTGCTTGGCCTCGACTGCCTTCTGATACGTGATCTTGCCCTCGATCTCAGCGGTCTGGTACCGGAAGGCCTGTGTGCCTACCTCGGTTGCCATGCCAAGGATCTTCTGAAGGGCTGCGAACGGATCCTCAGGCATTGCCACGGCCGTCTGTGCGACGAACCGCGGCGTCTGGAGATTGATGTCAGCGGAGCCGAATCCGGATGGACTCGGGGCTGCCGGTCCTCCGGTGGTCCTGTACTCACGTGGCATGTTATCTCCTTAGGTGTTTGGGATGCCGTTCAGCGCTGCCTGCTGCTGTGCAAGGTCAAGCGACTGCTGACCTTGAGCCAGACTCATACCCATGCTGAGGCCCTGAAGCCCACCCTGGATTCCTGCGAGGAACGGGGAGGACGACTGGGCCACCTGCCACTGAGGCATGGCGCTGATTGAAAGATTCTGCTGGTTGAGGTTGTTTTCCATGGAGATCTTTGCCGACTCCCGCGCTGCCTGGATGGACAGGCTGGAGGCAAGCGCCGAAGTGGAACGGCTAGAAGCCGTGCCACGTTCAGCCGCAGATACCGCAAGCGCGCCCTTATAGGCATCGTAGCGGTTCTGGAGCTGTCGTCGCTTCTCGGTCGCAGTGATCTCTCCCTGCGCCCTGGATACAGCCAGGGTCTTTTCATATGCAAGTTTCTGCTGTGCGTTCTGGTAATCCGCCGCCTTCCTCTGCTGCTTGTTCTGATAGGCAGAGGAGGCGACGGAAACTGCCGTGGATACCGCACTGATGGCCACGGCCACTGCCGGTGTGATTGCCATTAGGTACTCGCTGCGCTTCTACGCCCGACGACGAAGTCCGCCACGAACTCGAGGCCACTGATGTTGACAGGAGCTGGGCTGTCCGATCCGAGATACAGATCGACTCCACCACTACTGCCCATGACCTTGAAGTTCTGGCTGTCCCTGTCCGATAGCGTGTTGAGGTTGGTGATGAATCCGATTGCCCCGAGGCTCTTGCCCGTGTACTTGTAGACGCGGTTGGAGGCGGGATCGGTACGTGGATCCACGGTGAACGTGAAGTATCCGGTGTTGCGGTGATGCACGGAGCACTGCTTGATCTGCAGTGCACCGACTGCCTGAACGCCATTCTGATCCCTGACGTACTGCTTGGATAGCTGCACGTTCATGTCGAAGCCGTATCCGATGTACACGTTGTGTGCGCTGAGATTGCCGTTTACGACGATGGTCGTGGTGGCGCCTGGGCTCAGCGAGTAGATGCCATAGCGTACACCTTCCTGATTTCCCCATGCTGGTCCAAGATATACCTCGTCGGCATCGGGAAGGAAATGCGACACGGTGAACGTTGTACGCTTTGTGGTCGAGTTGAACACGCCGCCGGAGGCGACGACGATCGAATCAAACCGAGGGCGGTACGACGGAAAGGCATCGGAATGACGAAGCGGAGTGCGCTCGATCCTGAGTCGGTGGGTGCCACCACTGCTAATGCGGCTCAGGGTGTACAGGTAATCGTCGATAACGTGCATGCCGAGAACGTTGTGGAACTGGGTATGCGTCCAGCGACACCACGACGACTGGAGCTTGCGGTCGCCTTGCCAGAACATGTAGTTGACGAAGACCTCGGAGGAGGTCCTCAGGAACAGCATGTCGTTGGCAGGGGATGCCTTAAGCTCGAGCACGCCGGAGCCGATGTATCCATCGACATGGGCCGCTGCGTCGGTGGCGATCGACTGTGCTGCTCCTTCGTCCGTGATGTACTCGTAGACCTGCGACCACGGCCCCTTGGGGGCTGCCCAGTAGAGCTGGGATCCAATGATGGCTGGACGGGATGACGGAGACGTATAGGCAGTGGAGGGAATAACCGACACGGTGGTCGGGCTCATTGCCTCCTGCGCCCTGATCTCGTACTGCTGTCCACTCTGGGTGAAGACAACGATGCTGCGCTGGAACGGGGCCATCCACAGAATCTTGGTCACCTGCGCGGAACTGAGCTTCACGTCGATCGGGTCGGAGTCGACGACTCCAGCGTACGAATCGAGCCAGAAGTTGTAGAAGTCTCCGGCGGCGGATCCGACGACATTCTCACCAGCGCTGAACCACAGGCGGTTGCGGTGGATGCAGACGTCGGTGATCTGCTTGCCGACGAAGGATGGTCCCGGGTTGGTCTGGCTGTCTCCGCTGTAGCGGGGAACCCAGGGACAGAACCGAACCTCGAAGGTCGTGGCACCGGTCTGCACAAGACGGATCGGTGCCGTGGCGTTGTCGAGGGTCGAGTCGACCATCGGGGTAATGATGCGCTTGTACCACGGCTGGGTCGTCGTGCTGATGGACTCGTACCACCCGGCCGGGTGACCGAGGGCATCGTCCTTGGCATACCAGTATTCGGAGGCTACCGAAGGAGGAAGATCGAAGTCCTCCCACGACGTCTTGTTGTGTGCGTTGCCAGTGGCGTCAACAGCCGTACCGCCGAACGTGTACGACACAGGGGCGCTCGGGGTGAGGTCCACTGTGACGGACGTATTGACGATGATGGTGGTGTCGTCAACGGTGACGGCTCGGATGTTGGATCCCGCCGTGTTGAGGTAGGCCTTCTGGGCGGTCTGCTCGGCTCCCGTGCCTGTGTAGGTGATGGTGCACGAAGTGCCGTCGATCTTGCGGACATGGAGCGGAGTGGTAGCGTCCTGGTGGAACAGGACCACGTACTTCTCCGTGGCGCTGCGCTCGATCCAGTGGACAACGACACCATTGGCCAGGTTCGAGAAGGTGGCGACGACCTCGGAGCCAGGACGCTTCTCAAGTCCACGGCTCAGGAGCAGCGACACATTGTCGGCATCCTCGACCTGGTTCGGGAAGCGCTGGCCATCGGGTTGACGGGAGACACCGCCGTTGAGATCGGGAATGACAATGCGCTGAAGCATCAGAAGGGTCCAATGTTCCTACGAGCTCCGATGGTCGGCCAGGAGCTCTTGGTGTTGCTGGTGAACGCCGAGATGTCGCGCGAACGCATGTCTGCGGCGCGGCTCTTGGCACGGGACATGAAGGCGATCTCCTGCAGGAGCTTGTCCTGCGCGGCCTCGCCGACAGTGGCCATCTGGTACATGCGAGCCGCCTGGTCCGTGATCTCGAACTGCTCGGCAGTCGGGAGATCCTCGAAGCCGAGGGCGGTCGTGATGCGGATCTGGATCGGTGTGCCCACCGTGAAGACGTCGGTGTTGTTGTCGACGTCGAACAGGTAAGTGGGAGTGCGGCCGCGCTGGACGAGGTTGCGTCCATAGTCGGTGCTGACAGTGTCAACGGCAAGGGTGGTGTCTGGGATCCACACCTTTCCATCCACATCGGGATACACGGCCTTCTCGACGGTGTTGCAGTTCAGGCCGGTGAGCTGGCACTGGAGTGCGACTTCGTCGAGGGTCTGGACAGCCAGGGTGACGTCGTTGGACCCGGTCACCGCGAGGGTGGAGACGGGGTATTCACCGGCTGCACGGAGAATGCGGTTGACTGCATCGAGTTTGCTGAGTGCGCCCATGGTTGTTCCTTATGTAAAAGCCCCAAGCACCTTTCGGTGCCTGGGGCCGGGAGCGAAATCCCCGAAGGGACTATTAGCTGATTCGAGTGACGAAGAACGGCTGTGCGCCAGCGGCTGCGTTGGCGTAGGTTGCGTTCGTGGTCAGCGTGATGATGCCGGAGGAGATCGTGGGAACGGCCGTCTGCGCAGCAGCGGTGGAGGAGATGTTCGTTCCGAAGGCCGTGACAACGCTGGCGCTGTGGGCCGTGATGATGCCGTGGCGGCTGTTGGCGGCCGTGTCAGCCAGCTGGGTCACCAGGAACGAGGCGGGAAAGGTCTCAATGACCGGAAGGGCGAGGGCGTTCGAGGCGCCGATGGCTGCCGTCGCGTAGACGTTGTAGCTTTCGCCGCGGAAGTTCGGGGTAAAGGCAGCCGAGGTCGAGGTCGGATTGACGTTGTTAATCGTGATTGGCATGTGTTGTTTCTCTTTCTGTCAGAGAAGGGGCCCCGAAGGGCCCCCTCAGTGTGCGTTCATTCAGGTCGATCAGGTACCGCAGATCTCGTACGCAGCGTACGGACGAAGCGCGCCGCCGCCCATCAGCATCTTCGAGACCATGAAGTCCGACTGACGACGAACGTCGCGGAACTTCTCGGTCTGGACGCCCATCATCTGGAGCACGGCGATTGCGCTCTTGTGGAACACGACGCCGCCGGTCTTCGAGAAGTCGCCACGGTACTTCGACGGACCGGTCGTGATGTTGCTGCTCGGGATGTGGTTAGAGCAGTACACGGGGACGCCGAGGATGTCGATCGGGAGCTGGTAGCCCTGGTTGTCCTGGATCTTCGGACCAGCAGCGCCGGTGTCGTTGCGACCCCAGAGGGCGCTACCACCTCCGCTGACGTTCTGAATACCGGAGTTCCAGTACGGAAGACCGAGCGTGCGGAGACCGTAGTAGAGGTCGACGTTGACGACCGCGCAGCGATCCGACACGGGGATGTCGTACTTGTCCATCTGACGGCAGATGGCGGTGAGGACCTCGATGAACGTACCGGCGGTCTGCTCCGAACCCCAGTTGGTTTCGTCGAGATCGGCGTTAGCAGCGACCTTGTCCTTACCACCGATGGGGAAGCTGTTGGTGCCGGTGTCGGCCGTGACGCGCGCTGCATTGATCAGGAGAGCCGCAATCTTGCGGTCCATCTGACGGGCGAGCTCGCGGCCCGTTTCCGAGGCGAGCTCGTTGCGGACGTCGAAGTGCGACATCGCAGTGTCGATGTCATCGACCTCGAAGTGAGCGACCAGCGGACGGTCGTCGAGGCTGATCGAGTACTCCTTGGTCTCGACATCGAGGCCGAGGAGCTCGGTACCGGCCTCATGGTACTCGGAGCCGATCTTCCAGGTCGCGGGGAACTTCATGGTCGTCCCGGCGGTCATCGTCTTGTAGTTGACCTTGTCCAGGAACTGGTTGTACTCCTGGAAGGCGGTGAGGACTTCGCCGCCATAGACGGGAAGCCACATGTCGGCCGGGGTCTGCGAAGCCGCAGCCAGGGCCGTGTTGGTACCGAAACGAATCAGATTGGTGTTTGCCATTGTCTTCTATCTCTTGCTAGTTCATTGTGACGGATGCCTCTGCTTTGATTGTCGTCACTAGGATTGTCCAGCAACACGCTGGGTCCGGACGGTCTCTGCTTTGGAAAGGCCGAGCGGGGGTACGATACCCGCATACTCGTCGAGCGAGATCTTCGTTAGATCATCGGCCAGCACGGCGAACCGTGCGTCAGGTCTTGTTGATGGAGGAACCGACTTCGATTCCCTTGTTGTAGCTGTCGCGCTTCTCCTTGGCGACACGGGCGTCCTCGCCCGGGCGCTTCAGGAAGATGCCGCCGATCAGCGACAGGACGGACAGGAGGACGGCGCCTCCAGGGACTCCGCCCACGTTCTCGGTGGCTACGCCGACGCCGATGTCGGTGATCTGCTTGATGACGGCGTACCGCTCGTTGGCGTCCTCGATTGCTCCCTCGAACTTTCGGGTATTCGAGTCGACGTAGGCGACCCAGTCCGAGAAGACCATGTCGGCCTCGTCAAGGGTGACCTTCTCGTCAGGGGCAATGCCGACCGCTTCCTTGACCTGAGGAGGCACGGCGACCTGCACCAGTGACGCCAGGTTGCATCCCTGGAGAACCGTGAGCGCGCCGAAGGCGACGATCAGGACCAGGATGACGAACAGGGCGTGCGGGACTTCCTTGAGGTAGTTCTTGATGTCTTCAAGCATTCTTGCTGTATCCGGTGATGCGAACACGTTCCTGAACGTAGTTCTGGTATTCGGAATCGTACTTGTACCGAGGATCGCGCATGGCAGCGACCATCTCCTTGCTGCTGGCAAACGGCTTGACGCCAGCCGGGACACCGGACGACCCGACGACGCGGGACTTGGGTTCGGTGTTGGTGGCGTCACGACGGGCCTTGATGCCCAGCAGGACATTCTGCCAGCCGGGTTGCTTGAGGGCGCTGTTCACGGCCTCGCGCTCGACGTCGGGAAGGTTGTCGGTGGCCCACTGGATGACGCTCTTCAGCTCATCGGGACCACCGACAACCCCCGCTGCCTCGGTCGCTAGCTGCCGCTGCTTCGCACGGATGCCGTCGACGTAGGTATCAAGGATCTGGTCGGGGATGCCGAACTTCGACTTGATGGTCGCACGGGTCTCCTGCGAGACGTTGCCGGTGCTGCTGATCTCGACTCCCCACTTGTTCCATTCATCCTCGCTGGGCTGAACGGGCTTGTCGGGAATCTTCAGGTCCGGCACAGAAACGTCCGCGTCGGGACGTCGGTCCTGAGTTACTGGCTCAGGAGGGGTAGTCTGCTTGCCTGCCTGCTGAAGACGGGTGATCTCCGCACGCATGTCCTTCCACGACTTGATGAACTTCTCAGGATCACCGTTGTACTGCGGAGGGAGGTTGCTGGGATTGCTGCGTGCGAACGTCTCGACGTTCTTCAGCTCATTGTCCACTTCGGGGTTTTCGTTTTCGCTCATTGTGCATTACCTTGGATTGCAGCCTCGGCTCCCATCTCTGCCATGGAGCCCATGCTGCTGATCATCTGCTCGGAGGCCATCGCGTTGATGGACTGCTGGGCAGCTTGCTGCTGCTCCTGCTGGAGCTGCTGCGGGGTCTTGACGAGGCCGACCGGCTCGAGGCCGAACGACGACGTCCACTTGATCGCCCATCCGTACCAGTCGATGAACGGCTGGACGGCCTGGGTCTGTCCTACGACAGCCGCCCACTGGGACAGCTGGCTGTTGGTTACTTCTCGGTTGAGTGCCTCGAGGCCCGTGCGGACCTTCAGGTTCAGTGGGCCTGAGCCTTGGATCAGCTTCAGGATCTCCTTGGGCACCAGCTTGTCGCGTCCCATCAGGACGAGGACACGCTTGACGATCGGGATCTGGATGTCACGGGCGAGGCCGCTGAAGATACCGCCGAGGGTCTGGTCGAGTTCCTGGGCCACCTCGCGGATCTCGGTCGCAGTGACACGGTCTCCGGTGCGCTGGACGGACGACTGCAGGAGGAACGTGCGTCCCAGCTGCTGCGTCAGGTCAGAGCGAAGTGCGGCCATCGGCCCGAGGTCGATCTGCTTGAGCAGCTGGATCGGGAAGACGTCGACCTGACGGGCAGGGACGAAGTCTCCGTTCTCGGTGTCCTGGAGGTCAGCCGCCTCGG